AGTGGCAGCGTTTACGATGAGAGAGGATTGTTGGTATTTTAAGGAGGGTGTATGGGATTTTTCAGTAATTTATTTCGGGGGAGGGATGCTCCTTCTAACAGTATAGCTGGAAGCGGGTATGGATTCTTTATGGGGAGCACGGCTTCCGGGAAGAGAGTGAACGCAAGGAGTGCCATGCAGATGACTGCGGTGTATTCCTGTGTGAGGATTCTTTCTGAGGCGGTGGCGGGTCTGCCATTGCAGTTTTACAGGTATAACGATAATGGCGGTAAGGAAAAGGCGGTGGATCATCCGCTCTATTTTCTGCTGCATGATGAGCCGAATCCGGAGATGACTTCTTTTGTGTTCCGGGAGACTTTGATGACGCATCTGCTTTTGTGGGGGAATGCGTACAGTCAGATCATCCGGAATGGAAAGGGTGAAATTGTGGCTCTTTATCCGCTGATGCCTGACCGGATGACGGTGGACAGGGATGAGCATGGCAGGCTTTGTTATGAGTATCTGGTTTATGACGGGGATGATGTGGACGGAAGAACCGGGACAGATCCGAAAGCAAATGGAAAGATCGTGCGTCTGCATCTGGCGGATGTGCTGCATATTCCGGGGCTTGGGTTTGACGGGCTGGTCGGATATTCACCTATTGCCATGGCGAAGAATGCGATCGGGCTTGCCATTGCTGCGGAGGAGTATGGAAGCAAGTTTTATGCCAACGGTGCCGCTCCGTCAGGAGTGCTGGAGCATCCGGGGACTTTGAAGGATCCGGGCAGGGTGCGGGAGAGCTGGCAGTCCACTTTCGGGGGAAGCAGCAATGCCAATAAGGTTGCTGTCCTGGAAGAGGGAATGAAGTATACGCCGATTTCCATTGCACCGAATGAAGCCCAGTTCCTGGAGACAAGGAAGTTTCAGATTGATGAGATTGCCAGGATTTTCAGGGTGCCGCCCCATATGGTCGGGGATCTGGATAAGTCCAGTTTCAGCAACATAGAGCAGCAGTCCCTGGAGTTTGTGAAGTATACACTGGATCCCTGGGTGAGCCGGTGGGAACAGGCAATGGTCAGGGCTCTGCTGTCTGCGGAGGAAAAGAAGAAATATTTCTTTAAGTTCAACGTGGACGGGCTGCTCAGGGGAGATTACCAGTCAAGGATGACCGGTTATGCCACGGCAAGACAGAACGGATGGATGAGTGCCAATGATATCCGGGAACTGGAAAATATGGACCGGATCCCGGAGGAGCTTGGCGGTGATCTGTATCTGATCAATGGAAATATGACGAAATTGCAAGATGCCGGTATCTTTGCCGGATCTGGAAAGGGGAAGGATACTGGTGAAGAAGTTTTGGAACTGGAAGAAAACGAAAACGGTGAATCAGGAAACCGGACAGGAAGTGGAGGAGCGGATCCTGTTCATGAACGGAGTTATCGCTGAGGATAGCTGGTTTGACGATGATGTCACGCCGGCTCTTTTTAAGGATGAGCTAAATGCGGGAACAGGGGACATTACCCTGTGGATCAACAGTCCGGGCGGGGACTGTGTTGCCGCAGCGCAGATTTTTAACATGCTGTCGGAATATCCGGGGAAGGTTACCGTAAAGATTGACGGGCTTGCGGCATCTGCTGCGTCTGTCATTGCAATGGCCGGAACTGAGGTATGGATGAGTCCGGTAAGCATGATGATGATCCATAATCCGGCGACGGTTGCGTGGGGTGACCATTCGGAGATGAAGAAGGCTATGGAACTTCTGGATGCCGTGAAGGAATCCATTATCAATGCTTATGTACGAAAAACGGGACAGAGCAGGGCAAAACTGTCACATCTGATGGATGCGGAAACATGGATGGATGCGAATAAGGCTGTGGAGCTTGGCTTTGCGGATGACATTCTGTTCCAGAAAGAGGAACAGGGCAGTGAAGGCGAAAATGGAGATTCAGGTGCTGGCCGTACAGAAAACGGGACGTCTGATTCTGTAATGTTTTCCAGACGGGCAGTGAATAATGCGCTGATGAATAAGCTGGAGAGGCATTATGGAAAGACCGGAAAATCCGTAAAAGATCAGACAGAGATCACAAGGATGGCTGCCGGTGGGAATGGAGTATCGGGGCAGTGCTACGGAAATGCCAGAGATGCCGGCTTGAATGGAAATGGTGCTGGTATGCGGGGAACTGGAATAAGTGGAATTGCCGGTGCTGAGAGGGATGATCCCTGTAATGGATGTTTCGGGGCGGCGGAGAATGCCTGCCAGAAGTGTGAAAAGAAGAAAGTGAATACGAATGTTACAGGGCGTTCTGCGGATGATCTGCGTG